GCGGGATCTTATTATTAGGTTTTATTAACTACCTGCAGTATCAGTAATAGTTACTGACTTAGCAAACAAACCTGTTCCTAGATCTACTTCAATAGCAGGTCCAGAAGCACCGTTGGCTAATTCAATAGCAGCGTTAATTCCATTTCTAGAAGCATCAGTTAAATCAGCGTCAGCATTTGCATCATCTGCACCAGCAATAACAGCAGATGTCCTTGTTAGAAGATGATGGAGCACTTACGTGATGAATACCTTCAGCAGGTATTAAATCACAACTACCATCAAATTTCATTAGTTTTATATATCCCATTTTCTTATTTTTAAAATGTTAATAATTAATTAGTAGACTTAAACAATACGAAGTTGTTCGCAGCTTGAGTTACTAAACATCTTTCAGATAAGAAGTGTACTTCCATAGCATCTAAAGAAGAAGTGTACGCACCACCAACAGAACCAGTGATCCAGTTTTTATATCTTCTATCATCTGACTCAGAAGCTCTGTATCGTACGTGTAAGAAAGGACGTCTAATATTAGATCCTAACATTTGGTCATAAACAGTTGTTGTACCAGCTGGAACTAAAACACCATCGATGTCTTTAGTTAATCCTCTAGTAGTAGCATCGTTTAAGTATTTCCAGTCAGTTTTGTAGAAGTCATAAGAACCTCTTCTGAAACCAGAAAAACCAAAGTTCATTGCCATCTCAGCTTCGTTGTCAAAAAGACCGTAAGAAGCAGCAGTAGTAGAAGCATAACCTCCACCAGCTTGAGCAGCAATCATATCATCGAAATCAAGAGCAGTAGCTCTGTTTAAGAATAACATGTTTTCTTCAATAGCACCTTGCTTATCTAATTGCTTAAGGATCTCATCGAAATCTCCTAATGCACCAGCTCCAGGAGCAGCAGCACCAGCAAAATTAGACCAGATATTTCCTCTATCTTCAATAGCAGCAAATAAACCTTGTGTACCTACAGGAGCTACGCCAGCGCCAGCACCATTGCTGTTATACTGAGAAGTACCTGCACCAGCAGCAGTAAAGTCAAATGTATCTAAACCACCAGCAGCTGAAGCTATTTCACCTTCAACCATTGCCATTTCAAGATAATCTTCAAATCTTAATCTAGTTTCAGATTCAGCTTTTAAATACCAAAGGTATCCAGATGTTCCATCTTCAGTTGAAACTTCAACCCAACCAATTTGAGCAGCATCAGAACCTGATACTTCAAATTTATCTTTAATAATGATAGGATTGTTTTTGTATGTACTTAATTGTGGATCAATTGAACCAACCATTCCACTTACACCTTTTGCAAATTCAGAACCGTAAACGAATACTTTTAGTCCTGTAGCACCTAAGCCAGCCATGTTAGCAGCACCTGTGTAAGGAATTGCAGTTACAGTAGCACCGTCAACTTTTACAACTAAACACTTTAAAGTTGTAAAACCATCAGCTACAACTATTGTTTGGTTAACTCTAATAGCATTGTTACCTGGGATAGTTAAAGTATCGTTACCTGGTCTTGCAACACCTTCATAAGCGATGTGTAATCTATTTTGTTCAGACCAGATTACTTGATCTGAGGTCATTGGCATTTCTGCACCGACCATTCTCAAGAAAGCAGATAAAGTTCTGTTTCCGTATCTTTCTACCTCTTGCTCATAAAGCTCTGGTAGGTATTGTTGTGTCCACTGATCGAAGTTAGTATCCTGAAAATTAATATAATTTGTAGGTTGTGTAACTTTCTTCGGCATCGGGACGATTGAAGCTGGAAAAGCTCCGCCTGATAAACTCATAATTTTTAAGTTTTAGTTTTTATTTATTTTTTATATTTAACTTTTAACTTAGAACTATCCACTCCAGAAACTGCTTTTACTTTCCATCCATTTATATAAACATCGCCAGGCGTTTCCGTTCTAGCATCTTTACTTACATTTTTAGATTTTGCTGTTACATCCTTAATAGCATCGGCCTTGCCTTGCTCATAAAAATGACTAGCAATAGTATCCGCATTTCTAGCAGCATATATAGCTTTATGATATGCACCTTGATCTTTAACACTACCGTCTTCATTTAAGAACTTCTTAAAAAACGTTGTCAAGTCAGATTGCGACTTAGCAACTTCACTAGAATCTTTAACGCCATATCTAAATCTTTTTTCACCAACACTAAAATCAAAACCTTTGAAATCGTTGTTAAAAAATTCACTAGTTTTAGCTTTAAAAGCCTCGTGCTTTTGCTTTGCTATCTCTTGTTCTTTGTTATATCTATTGAAAAACTCAGTTGCTTTTTGTTGTTCTTGAGTAACGCCCGGTCTCAACTTGATCTCGTCGTAGTACTTCTTTTTCGTTTCCTCCAAAAAGTTTCTGGCTTCTGCAATTTCTTCTTTATAAGCAAGTTTTTTCTTCTTTATTTCTCGCTCTTCCGCTTCTTCTGGATCAAATGAGAATTTATCTTCTAATATAAAATCTACTTCTTCTCTATTTAAGTGCGGTTTAGTTTGTTTATAATACTCTCTTAGTAAAACATCTTCATCCACGTTAGAATAATCAGCATTAAGTCTAACGTAATCCTCTACGGTACCACCAGTTTCTTTCATAAAGTCAACTAGCTTTTCCACGTTTTCAGGTAATTCTACTTTTGGAGTTTTATTAATTTCTTCTTTAGCTTCTACAGGAGGAGTAACATCTTTTTTCTCCTCTTCAGTTATTTCAGTAATTTCAACTACTGGTTCTTTTTCTTCAATGACCTTTTCTTCAGTTTGCTGAACTTCTGATTCGGGTACTTTAGTTTCTTGAACACTTTCGGTAGGTTCTTCATTAGATACACCCACTGCGCTTGACTCTGTATTGGCATTTTCTTCTTTTTTAGATAAATCTATTTTAATAGCTTCATCTTTTTTATTTAATTTTTTAGGTCGACCAGGTTTTTTCTTTGCCTTAAACTCCCCTTGTTCTAAGACGCCATCGGCGCCTTCTTTTACTTCTTCTGACATAATATAATATAATAGTTAATAATTAAAGTGGTTGCATAGCATTAAATCCACTATAACCACTTGGGTTTTCTTTTATTTCTTTTGCTTGTTCTTTGACTGGATTAGTTTCAAAACTAGTAGGTAATAAATCATTATTTTGTTGATCTATAAGTTTACTTCTTTGTGAACCTTCAATCCTTACTCTTTCGTCTTTTCTGTTTTCTGTATTGTTTACTCTAGCTTCTATAACAGCTTCTTTTGCTTTTTCCAACTGTAAATCAAAACCAAATTGCTTCTCCATTAACATCATTTTGACTTCAGCTTCTTGTTGATATTTTTCAATATCCATTTGTGTTTTAGCTTGCTCAAACTGTACTTTCTGCTGTGTGAGAATTTGTTGTTTCTGTGTTTCCGCTAAAGCTACTTTTTCTGCTGTCTCTGCCTGTGCTTGAGCTTGCGCTTGTATTTGCTGCATTTTAAAAGCTTCTTCACGTTTTTGTTTTTGTTGTCTACGCTGTTTTAGTAGTTGATTTGCTAAAGTTAAATTTTTAACTTCTCTAATATCTATAGCATCTTCTAAATCAATACCACCTGACTTCAAAGCTATTTGTATATTTTCTTCTAATTTAGCTTTCTCCTCATCGTCTGGTTCAAGACTTAAAAATATACCAAAATCATAAATATTTTTATCTACTAAATCTTCTAATGTAGAAACATTAAATTTAGATACACTTTGCTGTAGAGCAGATCTAGTAAGCGGATACATTAAAGCATCGTTAATTCTTAATGATATATTCTCGCAGTTGCGTAAAGTTAAATAAAGACTAGATTGAAGAATATGTCTAGTTGCTGTATTAGAGTTGGCAGCAGCTATTTTTTGTAACCCAACTAACGAGTGTTTATCAGGATTACTTGCATCTCTTGCTTCATTAAGTCCGGTAACATCTCTTATCATTTGCATGTAATAGTTGTAAGCTTGAATTAAAGAAGCTATTTTAGCATTACCACCACCACTTTGTAATTCTTGTATAGGAACTTTACCTAAGTTTTGATCACCATCCTGAGTCAAAGATCTACCTACAATAGATCCAGTTTGAAAATACATGTTAAGAGCTTCTTGTGGATTATAATTTGTACCATTTCCAAGATCAACCTCTGCTAAACCATCTACATCTAAATACACACCATCAGGAACCATTCTAGATAATACTTGCTGTAACTTTAAATGAGTTATTTGAATCATATCGGCAAAACCAGTAGTTCTTTTAACTAAAGAATCTATCCTACCTTTATACATTCTAGGAGCGCATATATTATAATTCATATTAACTTTAGTAGTATCAGCAGTTGGCCTTGTCATATTTTCTGCCATTTCCCACTTTAATACCTCTGGATAACCTAGTATCTTTACGCCAGTGTATAATACTTCTATCGATCTAAAAGCTTTTTTAAAGTTTACTTCTTCAGGTGGATTAAAAGCATCTGTTTTTTCTAATGCTTTTTCTAAACCGTTTGGTGTTTCTTTTATTTTAAATACTTGATTAGTAAAAGTTTTGTATTCAAAATATAACAATTGTATTTTATCATCAAAATACCTACCATTCCAATCGTTTCTATAATTAGAATTACCTGGATATTTTTCTATTTGCTCTAGTTCTGATGGAGTTAAATGAGGAAATTGTTTTTTTAGTTCAGACATGCTAACACCTTTAACTTCTCCAACATACCATATATCTTCAAAGTTAGGATCTTCAGTGTAAGAATATACTAAATTAGCAGGATCTACATAATCTATAGTAACTCCTTCTTGTAAGTTAAAATTAGTTTTTGAAGCTGCTATACCTAAAACAGTTAAGTCATAGTTTAATCTACGTCTTATCAAATCATATTTATTATAATCCAAAACATAGTTTATTGCTTCTTCCTGGGCTATTTCTATATTTTGTTTATAATTTAATTGCATATAAACGGAAACTTCATCAGGGTTTTGTGGTCTATTTTCATCTCCTCCACCCGCTGAAATATCTATTCCTAAATTTACTTTAGCCTTGTTAATATATTCCTTAGCATATATATCCATCATTAATCCTTCAACATATCTAGATCTTTTACTAGAAGATGTAGGATCTTGTGCGTATGCTTTTATATCATAGTTACGTTGAGACATTCCGTTAACTACTATATCTACAAACTTAGATAATATAGGCACTGGCGTCCAGTCTAAATTTAAATAAGACAAATCACCATTTATAGACAGTTCATCTTTATATTTTTGTATCGATTGTTCTCCTCTAGCGTATAAGCGTAATTGATGAAAGTTATTATAGTTAGATGCAAACCTATAACCGGCTATACCAGCTCTAGTTCCACCAAACCACTCTCCTTCGATTGCTTGTCCAACTTTAAGTCCGTACTCATAAGACGCCTTAACTGCATCAGGTACTACCTGATCCGGAAATGAACTTCCATAACTAGTTTCTATCATTTACTTGTTTATTTTTGAAATAGTACCTTCATTATCATATTTAGAAAAATTCAAACGAACAGGTTGTTTATTTCTTATTAAATTAGGTCTATATTTGTTTTTGTTGCAAGCCATTATAGCTAAACCAGAACTAATAGATGCATCATGCTTTGTTCTGTTATTTATATTAAAAGCAGCCCAATCTTCTAATGTTTTCTGGTGATACATGTCTCCCCAGGTGTCGTTGTAAAAACCTACATAGTTTTCAATATAATATTCTATAGCTGCGGCATGAGCTTGCTTTATATCTTCACTTGAATTCGGTATTCCACCAATTTCTTTTTCGGTTATAGATAATCTATTCCATATTTTATCAGGTCTATTCATACTGTAACCTCTATAACCTCTTCTTCTTAAATAATATAATAACCTAGGTTTATTGTTTTCCGCAAGTATTGGCATACCATAAAATACCAAAGCCATTAAAACGTCTTCAAAAAACGTCTCAGCTGTCTGTGGTCTTGCTATATATTCTAAAAAAAAGTGATTAGGTGGAGCATCTTCCATTGAAAACTTAGTCAATCCATGTAATGATCCATTAGACCCTTTGCCGTCGACAGTACCACTAATATCATAAGAATCACAACCAAATGCTCCGAGATGATCGTTTCCAGGGTATTTAATTCCATTTTTTATTATTATTTTATTTTGTAAATTTTTATTAGGAACCCAACTTACAAAAAACCTTCCATTTTGATCAGGAATAAAAACAACCCTAGTATCTCTTATTCCACCTTCCCAAACAAACTTACCCTTAGTTACATTAGCAGAATTATTTATTTCTTCATTATAATCTATTTGCTCGTATATTTTAATAAGATTGAATAAGCTTTGTTTTGTTTCATCTCTGAAAGCATGTTGCTCAGTTCTTGGAAACTGCCTATAATATTCATTTAAACTATCTTGATCAGACTTTAAACCATCTACTTCATTTTCCCAATGCTCTATTACTCCGATTGTAATTGGGATATTGTCAACTCCAATTGTTTTATTTTTTGGCGTAGTGAATACAGGTGATCCAAAAGTATCCATGAATCCTTCGTAGTTCCACTCCATAGGGATGAAAAGAGAATAGAGTCCGCTAGAAGTTTGTCCGTTTCTATTTCTTTTTGTAACGTCTGAATTATAATAGAGTTTTTTGAAGTTGTTTCCACCTTTATCTAATGCGTTTGAAGTTGAGCCCATCATACATTTACCAACTATTTTTCTACCTAGTCTTAATGTAGTTTTTGTAACTCTCCAGTTGTTTAATATGTTATCAGGTCTCTCCCACTTACCACTCTCGTCGTGTGCTAATATCTTTAATTTCTCACCATCGTAAGAGTTATCCCCTGTGTTTTTCCAATCAATAGTAGTGTCTAAACCTTGAAGTTCAGTTAATTTAACGTTATCATCTAGTTTACGTCTAGTAAGCTTTGAAGCTGGGACTCTATATGCCAGTTCGGTCTTAGGACGATCCATACCATCTTGGATCGGCTTGAAGAAAAACGGATAGTTAACGGATATCGGGACAACTTTATCTGTGAACATTTTTTTAGCA